GGTGGCAGAACCATACCAAGGCGATTTTAATATTGTAGCTGACATTGTAAGAGCGACTGAGTAATTAAAGCGTGGATAAGGACGTGTAATGTTAGACGCCGATTATCTCGACATTTTACCAAGAACTATTGTCGACTTTTATGAGCAATTTCATATTGAAGTGCTGAAGTTTATGGCTCGTCGTATTGCTAATATGAATTATGCTAGTGCTGCGTGGCAAGCGCAACGCTTGATCGCGTCTGGACTGATTTATGAAGAAGTTATCTCTAGATTGGCTGAATTACTTGGTAAGACAGAAGCGGAGCTTCGAATTATTCTTAACGAAGCAGGCGTCAAATCTGTCGCATTTGATGCGAAGATCTATAAAGCTGCAGGATTGAAGCCAATGCCAATACATCAATCACCTCAAATGCAGAGAGTGCTTATGAGCGGCTTACGCCGTACGATGGGTACGTTACGTAATTTGACTGGAACTACAGCAATAGCAAGCCAGCAAACTTTCATTAGCGCTATCGATCTGGCTTATCAAAAGATAGTCACTGGAACTTTTGACTATGGCACGGCTATTCGACAAGCTATTTACGATGTTGTAAGCGATGGTGTTCAAGTTATTCATTTCAAAAGTGGTTATAAAGAAAACGTGGACGTAGCCGTTAGACGCGCGGTGCTTACTGGTGTTAACAAGACTGTAGGCGACTTACAATTGCAATTGGCGGAAGATCTTGGAGTTCAGCACGTTGCTGTATCTGCACACATTGGTGCTCGGAATAAAGGAGACGTGCCTGAAAATCATGAAATGTGGCAAGGAAAGGTATACTCTTTACTTGGAGATCCGGACTACCCTGATTTTCTAGAAGTCACAGGTTATGGAACTGGCCCAGGATTGTTAGGCTGGAACTGTCGGCACAGTTTTTATCCATATTTTAAAGGAATTTCTGAGGACTTCTATACGCCAGATATCCTTAAAGAATATGCCAGTAAAACGGTAAAATACAACAATAAAACGATATCGTTTTATGACGCAAAGCAAAAACAGCGAGCAATTGAGCGTGCCATACGTTACGCAAAACGCCAGTTTGAAGCTATTCAAGCGGCTGATCTTGATGCTAGTAAAGAACGACAAAGAGTTAGAAATTTACAGGCGAAGATGCGAGATTTTATCAATCAGACAGGTTTGCAACGAGAGTATGGACGTGAACAAATTATTAGTAGCTAGCAATGCATAGTGAGTTAGATGGTAAGTTTGAGTGTACCATCGTATGATATAATTATTATAAGTAACAATTCGCTATTCGGAAGCGTAAAAGGCCGAGCGTTGAGTGAAACGCGACCACTTAAAAAGCGTAAACGTTAGTGTACAAGGAGACACAAATGAATAAGAAAGAATTGCTGGATTTAGGTATCGAGGATGAAGAGCTTGCGCAAAAGATCATCATTGCACATGGCAAGGATATCGAAAAGCACAAATCTGACATCGACAACCTGCAGACTGAGCGTGACAGTTATAAAGAACAAATCGACGCTATGACGAAAGAGCTGGAAGGCTACAAAGACATGGACGTCGAAGCGATCAAAGCTTCCGCAGCCGAATGGCAGCAAAAAGCTGAAAAGATCGAGCAAGAAATGCAGGAAAAGCTGCAAACAATCAAATTTGAAAATGCTCTTGAAGGAGCACTAAAGTCCGCCAAAGTGCGAAACGTCAAAGCAGTCAAACCTCTTCTTAATATGAAAGGAATTGCAATGCAGGAAGATGGCACCCTAGCGGGATTGAACGAACAGCTTGAGAAGATCAAAGAAAGCGATGATTATTTGTTTGAGGACTCCGACGAAAATCCACCCGCTAAAATAGTTACTGGCAGTAAGAATAAAACTGTCAATACTGATTCCGTCTTGGCCGCAGTAAGAGCAGGAGCTGGTCTCGACGAAGAATAGGAGACTAAATCATGGCTAACACTATTGCATTAGCAAACAAGTTTATGCCGATTTTGGACGAGCTTTATAAAAAGGCGTCCGTCACGGCAATGCTTGATGCTATGACCAAACCGGTTAACTTCGCCGGAGCTAACGAAGTTAAGGTCTTCAAGATCAGCACAGTTGGTCTTGGTGACTATAGTCGAGCTAATGGTTACGCCGCTGGTGATATCACTGGCGAATGGGAGACCATTCAGCTAACACAAGAACGTGGACGTGAGTTCAACGTTGACCGCATGGACAATGACGAGTCACTTGGAATGGCTTTTGGTAAGCTTGCTAGTGAGTTTATTCGCTTGCATGTCGCGCCAGAAATTGATGCCTATCGCTTTGCGACTTGGGCACAAACAGCTAATATCCTTGGGACTCAGGCTGCATTAGCTACCGCAGACGATGTTCTGACGGCTATTGATACTGCCGCCGGTGAATTAGACACCAATGAGGTTCCAATGGAAGGTCGCAAACTTTTCATTGAGAGCACCATTTATCGTTTACTTATGGGTGCAATCACCCGTTCGTTAGCGAATGAAAGCACTGTTGATCGTCGGATCAAAAAGCTTGATGAAATGCAGGTTATTCCTGTTCCTCAATCTCGCTTTTATGACTCCATCACAACGAATGCTGGTGCTACATCAGATGCTGGTGGTTTTGTTAAGACAGCCACAACCGGCCTCGATTTGAACTTTGTATTGATGCACCCCACTGCTGTTGATCAGGCTACTAAGCTAGCTAATTTGAAGATTTTCACACCCGATGAAAACCAATCAAAGGACGCTTGGCTCTTCCAGTATCGTCTGTATCATGACGCTTGGGTTTATGACAACAAAGTCAAGGGCGTTTACGTTCATACCCACACTTTGTAATTCTAATGACCAGGAGCAGAAGCTATGGCATACGCTGATTATACGTTTTATGTTGATACATTTGGTGGAACTGCTATAGCTTCTGATGACTATTTGCCTCTAGCTACACAGGCAAGTGATTTGATTGATTATATTACTATGGATCGTGCACAGGCGATCGTTGATGCTGGCACAGATACAGAAAAGATTGAAGCGATCAAAAAGGCTCAATGTGCCGTTGCTGAAGAACTTAACAAAATGACATATAGTCAAGAAGGCATAAAGTCTGAGAGAGTAGGCGATCATTCAATCACTTATACTGATTTAGCTCCTGCGCAATTGTCTAAAAATGCTCGGGTTACTATTGCTGCTAAACGATATTTAGCTTTCACGGGTTTACTGTACCGAGGATTTTATGCGAACGAATACGGATCTAACATTATACCGTAGATCAATTGTAGATGGTGCTGAAATTTGGACACGATCTGAAATTCGATTTGCTCATTGGGAAAACCGTAAAGCTGCTAATGTGATATCCTCGGGATTCCTCAAAGCCGACGCGGTTGTTGTTTATATACCAACATATAACCGTACAATAGAGATAAACCCGGGTGACGTGCTTGTCAAAGGGATAGTTCAGAGAGAAATTTCAGATACATATAAGATGTCTGATTTAGAAAATGACTATCCTAACGTGGTACGAGTTACTATTGTAGACGTTCAAGACTACGGCACAAGTGTTATGCACCATTTGAAAGTGAGTGCCTCATAATGGCTCCAATCATCATCGAAACTCCTAGAGGACGAGTCTTTCATAATGAAAATATGGAAGCAGTTCTTGAGTGGAACACTAATTTCAAGCCTAAATGGCAGAAGCGTTACAGTAACGCACAGAAATTTGTGGACTCCGAGGTTCTTCGCTTATGCGAGCCATATGTGCCACTGTTAACGGGTATGCTGATAAAGTCAGGCATTCTTGGAACAGAAATTGGATCAGGATTGGTTCGTTGGATTGCTCCATATGCTCGATATCAGTATTATTTAGACCGTAAAACTAAATCACAAACTGGCCCACTTCGTGGATCACTATGGTTCCATCGAATGAAGGCTGCGCACGGACGTAAGATCGTGAAAACAGCAAAGAAAATCGCGGGCGGTAGTAAGGTGTGGATGCCAACTAAATTATACGGGACACGACCAACAAATGGCTCCTAATAGTATTATTGAAGGTGTTCGTGACTATATAAAATCATATGCCGGATTGGAGTCAGGCGCTCCAGTTTGGGTAGAGAATTTAGGCATGGAACCAACAGAATACGCAGTATTGCCAATTGCTGGTGTTCGTGTTATTGAAACAAACATAATAGGGAAGCGGACATTTGAATATCCATTTGCACTGCGTTCAATGGAAAGTATTGCAGATGATTTTGAAAGACTTGAGAATGTTGGCTTTTACGAAAATTTCGCTGCATGGTTAGATGCTCAATCTGAAGCAAATAGTTTACCATCACTGCCTGCTGGATTAGCCGCTGAAAGTATTGAAGCAACTGGATGGGGCTATCTCCACGAAGAAGGTGAGTCACAAACAGCCGTGTATCAAGTGCAGTGTAGTTTGATTTATTACGAAGAATAGGAGTTTGAAATGCCTAAAGTTAAACGAAGTGAATTACGCACATTCATAGACACTACGCCAGAGTCTACTGAAACGTGGGGTCTTCTTGGTGAAGGTGTTCCCACAAGCAACATTGAGTACAATCCTGAAATTTCAGAGGAAACGTATATCCACGAAGATGCCGCGAACAAAGAAATTGAGCGTTATGCTCCTTCTCAGCCTGTTGAAGCGACCGCTATCAAAGGTGATGCCGTATTTGATTTTATTGATAGTTTGAGAAAAGGCCAAGCAGTGCTTGATGCCGCACACACTCAGATTGTCAATGTTTTCTTATACGAAACCATTGGAACTAATGGTTATCCTGCAGAGCTTATCGACGTTACAATCGCGATTGAATCGTTCGGTGGTGATGGCGGAGAAAGTGCTAAAATCAATTACACCATCCACTATCGTGGAGATCCTGTTGAAGGAGAATTTGACGTCGATACACTAACATTCACCGCCAATCCATAATAGGAGAATTCAATGACGGACAGTTTACAACTTGACACTGGTCTACGGCGTATCGCTGTTAACGGAGACCCGAACCGTGTTATTTCGTTCAATCCAAAAGATGTTGTTTTCGCTGAAAAGTTTTATAGCTTGGTCGATGAGTTACGAGCAAAAGAAAAGGAACTCATTCGACGTGCTGATGAGCTTGACGCAGAAAATGAGGAAGACGAATACGGAATGCCGATAAACGCAAAAGATCGTCTCGCTCTGATCCATGAAGTTTGTGATTGGGCATACGCAAAAATCGATCACTTATTTGGTGAAGGAACTTCTGATAAAGTATTTCAAGGCGTCAAGAGTTTAGAAGTTTGCGGTGAATTCTTTAATGGGATTGTTCCGTTTATTGAGGAAGCTCGAAGTGAAAAGATTGGTAAGTACGCAAAATTAGTTGCTGAACGTAAAGAAATTGAAAACAAAAAGGCTGTTATGGATTGACAATGAATATTCTCGTTGATCGACTTCCAGAAGCAATTCGGATCGGTGAAGATATTCACCCGATTGATCCCGATTTTCGCAACTGCATTAGAATTATGCTAGCATATGAAGATAACGAGCTAACTCCTAATGAAAAGCAATCAATTCTAGTGCATAATCTTTACACCGATCCGAATTCTTTAAAAGACTATCACCAAGCTGCTATCAAAGCCATAAAATTTCTAAACGGCGGTGATGAGATCTTAGACGAAGGAACTGGGATTAGCGTGCATAGATTATACAGCTTTAGCAAAGATAGCAAACTAATTTTTGCGGCTTTTCAACAAACGCACGATATCGATCTACAAAATGTCGATTTTATGCACTGGTGGAAGTTCATGGCGCTATTCATGGATTTAGGAAGTGAGACGCTGTTTTGCAGTATCGTAGCTTTGCGTAAACGCGTGCATGACGGCAAAGCATCGGTTGAAGAAAAGCGTATGTATTATGAAATGGAAGATCTTTTCAAAGTGCCTGATATCGATACGAGAACTGTAGAACAAAAAGAGCACGAGCGTGACTTCATGGAACGTGTTCAACGAGCTATGGCCAAACGAGATAAGGACAAATAATGCCTCGTGGTTATGATGGCGAAATTCGCATAAACACCAAAATTAACGAAAAGGGATTCAATAAAGGCGTCAAAAATTTGGGATCTAGCATGCGGAAGATGACGTCTTCGCTTATAGACTCAGGTTTGAAGCTCATTACAATATTCACAGCCATAGGAGCTCTTGCAGGTTTAGTTATATATGCTATTATACGTTTAGTTAAAATGATGGCTAGAGCTATCCGGCGTGTTTTGAGACTCGGTCAACAAACGCAAGAGGTTAAAGAAGATTTTAAGGAATTACGTGCCGCAGTTCGAAGTGCGTTTTTGCCGTTGTTACAGCTTGCTATGCCTGCGCTACAAGCGATTGCTAGAATTTTAACTCGAATATTCACATTTATTGGTAGTATTGTAGGTGCATTCTTTGGAATGACTGAAATAATACAGTCTACTGGTGATGCACTTGACGATGCGTCAGGTAGTGCAGCAGATTTAGCAGATAACAGTGAAGATGCTGAAAAGGCTGCCGAAGGCGCTTTAGCGGCATTTGATGAGATTGACGTGCTAGAAATGGAACAACCTGAAGAACCTTCACCTGGTGGTGGCGGTGGTGGAGCTGGTCTCGAAGGATTTACAATGGTGCCGATATCCGAAAAGATACTTCAATTTGTTCAGGATATCAAAGACTTCTTTGCACCATTGTGGGAACCACTTAGAAATTTATGGCACGCTATAAGAGGTTTAGGTGAAGCTATATGGAACGCGCTCAAACCTTTGTTTGGTGAACTTGCAGACTCCGGAATTTTAGAATTTCTACGGGATCTAGCAATAAATGGAATTGAGTGGCTTACTGAGAAGATTATTCAATTGACAGATTGGATAAACAACAATCAGGAAGCTTTTCAGAAAATCATGATCGTGTTAGCTGCTGTAGCGCTTGCTTTTGCTCTTGTTGCGTTTCCTGTTTTAGCAGTTATCGCGGCTATTGGAGCTTTGATTTTTGTTATTGCTACACTAGTAAACAATTGGGACAAAGTCAAAGACGCCGCCAAATATGCTTGGGACGGTATTGTGAATATTTGGCAAAGCGCAGGTAATTGGTTCAAAACAAAAGTTTGGGATCCAATCAAAAACTCTGCTCTTAACGTTATTAATTCAATTAGTGAGTTCTTTTCTAACCTATGGACAGATATTACTGATTGGGCGGCAAACGCGATCAATAGCATTATAGAATTCTTCACAAATTTGTGGACAGATATTACCGATGGTGCTGCAGGCGCTATCAATGATATTGGTGACGCGATCGAGAGCGTTTTCTCGTCCGTCGGTGATTTTCTAAAGCGCATAATGAACGATATCATTGACATTATAAATGGCCTAATCCGAGGAGTTGTTGATGGGCTGAATGCTATAATCGGTGTTTTGAACGGCATAAGCATTGACATTCCAAAATGGGTTCCTGTTTATGGTGGTAAAACATTTGGAATTAATATTGAACCACTTACCGCTCCACAGATACCACATTTAGCACAGGGTGGAGTCATTCCTCCAAATAGTGCATTCTTAGCAGTACTTGGAGATCAGACAAGTGGACGTAATATTGAAGCTCCAGAGAGCGCGATCAGAGATATTGTTAGAGAAGAACTCGAGCGAATGCCTCCAACTAACGTTAATATTCGTTTTGACGGTGCGTTATCAGAATTAGCTCACTTACTAAAGCCTGTCATCGAACAAGAGAGTCTTCGAGTAGGTAGAAGCATGGTACAAGGAGGCTAACGTGGCGATCGAGTATGTCGTAATTGACGGCGAATTATTCAATGTTCCAGTGAAGTCACTTGAACGGAGCGCTGACTACCTTTATAAATTTGCTGAACGAACCGTTGATGGACATCTACACAGTGAACTTATTGGCGTTTATATCAATTATAGGCTAGAATTTGCGCCTTCTCTTTCAGTTAGCGACTATGCGGCACTGTGGGAAAAGTTGACGGAACCCCAGGAATTCCACACAATCACGGTGCCATGTGAAGATGGTTTATACACATATGAAGCGTACTTTTCTAACGTGAAAGACCAGATGCGTAGGAGACGTGGTAACGTAAATTATTGGCAAGGACTAACTGTAAACTTTATTGCTAGAAAACCTGCGAGAGTATAATGGCTGTAACGTATCCAAAAGTCGTATTTAGCACATTGGAATTCTCTAATCAAGATATCCAATCAGCTAAGCTTACAGAGGAGTTCAATCCTCTGAGTATTACGGTGCCAATAAACGCTTTTGAGTTTACAATCTACTCGGCAGATACTGATATGGCGATTGCCAATCTTACAGGTGATTATGAGGTACTAAAGAAGAAAGAGCCTCTTGCGCTATATGAATATGTTAACGGTACGTTGGATTTTCTTGGTGTGTATTATATTGATGACATGAACAGTCCAACTGAAAATTCGATCAACATAAAGTGTGTTGATATCCTCGGAATTTTAGATGGTCTCGACTATGTTGGTGGAATATGGACAACTGGCATAACTGCCGGTGATCTTATTGACCAAATTTTGACTCCTATTGGTGTAAAATACGCGCTCGATCCTGATCTTGCAGATATCACTCTCTATGGATGGATCCCATATGGCTCGTATCGAGAAGCTTTACAGCAAATTGCATTTGCATTAGGCGCGTTTATTCTTACGTCACGCCGCGATTATATTGAAATTGGTCAGCACACAATTCCAGAACTTGAAGAGCTTTATAAACGAACAGGAGTTTTTGCCGCTGGTCAATCAAGTGTAAGACAGTGGAAATTTCGTGGTCGTACACGATATATTGCTACTGAAGGTACAGTTGTTTCACAAGGTATTCGATCTGGCGTAGCACGCGCTGGTCAGTCTCGCACATATCAAAAACGCTGGAGACTTTCAACTTGGTCACTAACTCCATCCACATTTATTATAAACAATGAAGATCAATCAGGCGATCGGCGCCTAAAACTACGACCATTTGTTTCAGCCGTAGAAGTTATTATGCACGACATTGTTATTGGAACAGGAATACAAAAACTTTATGATGGCGAATTACAAGCAGGTACTCACCGAATTATATTCAAGCAACCTATGCACACGTTGAGCGTAACTGGAGCCACAATTACAGAAAGCGGTGCTAATTATGCGATTTTATCAGTCCCAACGACAGGAACAGTCACGCTATCGGGACAAGTCTATGAGGATACGGTCTCGTCTTATAAAATACAGGCAGACATACCTCAGGGTGAAAAGGAAAACATCAAGAAAATTAAAGACGCAACATTAGTAAACTCTAATAATGGGGAGCAGGTGGCGACTCGGGTATTCAATTATTATGCTCAAAGATATCTGCACACGTGCAGGCTGTATTCATCGAATGCACAGGTTGGAAGCGCGGTTCAAATCGAAACTATCCGAAATTACAAATTGCAAGGATTGATAGAACGAGGCTACATTGATTTGACCGGTGGTTATAAATTAGACGCTGAAATTACCGGAGTAATTTTATAGGAGGTAGCATGGCATATACACCAACATCATGGGTAGACGAAGTTCTTGCTGGCGACGAACTATTTGAAATTTTGGATAGTAGTGGAGCTGCTGTTGATGCATTCGGAGATTTAGCCCAGTGTAAAATTCAGCTAAACCAGACGATCACAACAACAGGTACGCCAGTCAATGCAGCTAATTTGAATAAAATCGAGCAAGGATTGGTCGATATTCATACAGGCGCCGCACTATCAATAAAAGGCAACCCTACCAATACTCCAAATGCTGAAACGCAAGATGTTGTCGCAGCTAACGACAACGAAGTTTTACGTCGATCAGGCACATCAATTGGATTTGGAAAAGTTGCAAACGCTGGGTTAGCTGATCCATATGATCACGTATACTTTGAAGTATATGGGCTCAACGAAGAAATCATTGTTGCAGATGGGATCGTTCGTGGCTTTATTGTTGATACACACGGCGGAAAGGATGTGGTCAAATTCTCTGCAGGCGTTTTAGGCGGAACGCTTGGTGGTTCTAATATCGTTGTTCGCGTTTATGACGTAGACGCGGCACAAACGATTGCAAGTGTAACCATACCTGCAAGTACACGTATGGCAAGTACAACAACCATCACAACTCCTACTTTGGTAGCAGGTCACTTAATCAGATTTGACGTTACAAGTGCTCCTGCTGGTGTTGATGGCTTACACGCTTGGATGAAAGTAGATAAGTCATGAGCCTAATAATTGTTCAAAAGAAAGCTGGTGGAGGAGCTGGAGCTTACGCGTTGCCTGCTGGCTCTGAGATTTTATGGTTTGGCAATCAAGCCGAAATTCCAGCTGATTTTTCGTTAGTAACCGCAGCTGCAAATCAATTTATTATGGGCGCTGCGCAGAATGGCGCAACAGATACTCCAGCCGGTGCTAACAGCCACACTCACTCGTATTCAGCAAACACCGGAACAGCTGGCGCTCACACTCATACTGCGAATTCAAGCAGCATGGGCTCAGCTAGTGGTGCTATTAACATGTACCCAACGGAACCCGGCGATATCGCTCCAGATGGCCACACCCACAATGCTAGTTATGGGTTTACGTCATCTAGTGCTGGATCACACGAACATGGAATGCAAAACACTGGATCCGCAAGTTTACTTCCACCATATCGCCGCTTATACTGGATAAAAGCAGACGTTGCGACTACATGTCCGATAAATGGTATTGTTATGTGGAATGGAACTCAAGGTGGACGTCCTGATGGCTTCAATGTTTGTAATGGCGCTAATAGTACGCCGGACATGCGAGATAACTTTGTTTATGTAGCTTCCGCGGACGGTGAAGTAAACAATAACGGCGGTGCAACATCACATACCCACACTAACTCAAGCGTTTTAGCAGCAGGTCAGCATACTCACTCTATTACAATTAGTAATGGCGTATCAGGAACTGAATATAATAAAGCAAGTGGTTATGGTGGAACAGGCGCGATCGCTACACCGCATAATCACGGTGCTACCGGCAATTTTGATAACGATCTTGATCACACACATACATTAGGTGATACTAATTCAAGCGATCATCTGCCCGAATATTACTATCTCTATTATATTATGAGGACGGAATAAAATGGACTTTCCTTCTGGAACAATCATAGCATGGGATAACGCGGCCATTCCAAGTGGATGGGCAGTATGTGATGGCAATAATGGAACACCTGGTCTTGTTGGTCGATTTATTAGAGGAGCAGCTGAAGATGCAGATGTTGGAGTTACAGGTGGAGCAACATTTCACAAGCATACAGTGCCAAACACTGGAACTCGCTCCGCACACAACCATGGTGGATCAAAGAGCTTTTCAGCCAGTGGCGCTGGTAGTGTAACAGGCACGTCTGGAACGGGCGCAACCGGTGCCCCGCAAAGTCACGGTCACAGTTCAATAAGCGCTGAAGCTATTAGCTATTCTGGTTCGCACGCGCACAGCACTCCAGATACTAATAATGTATCTAATAATCCGAGCCACATCAAACGCGTGTTCATAATTAAGGAGTAAAATGCTAGAAAATCCGTTCAAAGGATGGGATAGTGGAAAAGATCCAGCTGAGGCCGGCGTTACTGATCATGGAGAACTTTCCGGGCTCGGGGATAATGACCATCCCCAGTATTTATTGGCAGCGGATTTACTCAACAAAACCTATCCCATAGGATCGGTTTACATTTCCGTTTCAGCAACATCCCCAGCCACATTGTTTGGGGGAACCTGGGTAGCATTTGGGGCAGGACGTGTTTTGGTGGGAAGGGATGCATCGGATCCAGATTTTGACACAGCGGAGGAAACGGGCGGTGAAAAAACTCATACACTGACAATAGCAGAAATGCCGAGTCACACACATATACAAGATGCACATGGGCATGTGGCTAGTACAGGTTCGGCGGGAGCACATACTCACAGTCTACACTTTCTTGGTGGTATTGGGGGATGGTATCCATACGTCAAGGGCGAACAGATTGCAGGTGAATGGAAAAGCGGTATGGTTTCAACTACTGGGGCGCACACACATCCAACAACCGTAAATAACGCAACCGCCACGAACCAGAATACAGGCGGTGGCAGCGCACATAACAACTTGCAACCATACGTTGTGGTTTACATGTGGAAAAGAACAGCTTAGGAGACAATTATGAATTTACCTTTTGGAATTGATATCAGCAGATGGAATTACTCGGCGGACGGCAAGACAAAGGTTGACTTTGATGAAATTGCTGCACATGAACCAAAGGTTGAGTTTATCGGAATCCGGTCAGGCGTATCTTGGGGTTATGCGGATCCGTGGTTTTCACGTAGTTGGGAAGAAGCCAAGAGAATTGGTAGAAAACGGATTGCATACCATGTGCTGTTCCCAGGTGAAAGCGTCAAAGCGCAAACAGATAATCTTTTCAGAATTTCTGATGAACTTGCTGATTGGGAACACGACCGGATCGCACTTGATAATGAGCTTGATCACAGTCAATCACCTCAGCGTATCACCGATGCTACAAATGAATTCTTAGAAATTTGTGAAAGTCGCACCGGTTTTTGGCCCATGATTTATTCACGCGCTAATTGGGTCGATCAATTTATGATTGTTAGTGAAATTCCATCATTCATTCAGTGGTGGCTAGCCAATTATAGATGGCCGTTACCGTATCCACTCTATACACCAGAAAAGGATCCGCCACCTATTTTACCGAAAGGAGTTACTCAATGGCTCGTACACCAAACTGCAAGTCGAGGTGCTAGCATTGGTGCACCTGCAAATCACTTTATGGATTATAATCGCTGGAACATTCACAACATTACGTTGAATGAATATTTCGGTTATTCAGATACTGAGGAACCTGTTTACACAGACAAAGAAAAGCTTGATATTGTCTGGAACCACTTATTGCCGGAGCTTGATTTGTAAAGAGACTACAATGAAGAACAAAGAAGCCATAAAATCACGAATTGAAGATATAAAGAACAATAGTGACGCTCTCGAAGGGGTGTCGAGATTAGCTGATATTGTGTTTGAAACTAATGTATCATCATGTGAAGAGCGAAAAGAAATTCGAGAAAACGTAAAAGAACTTGAGCAAATTTTGAAAGGAAACGGTTCTCCATCTGGGTCGATTATAGCGCGTATGGATCGACTTGAAGAAATGATGAAATTCACTCGTGAGGAACTACAATCCATTCGAGTGATGCTCATTGGGGACGTTACTGTTGGAGATACACCTATGAGTGTTAACCACCGTCTTGATGATGTCAACCATAAACTTTCTGAATATGACAAGCGCATTAAAGAACTTGACAAAAAATTCAGTGAGAAATTCGACAATATCAATAAATTTTTATGGATTGCGCTAGCTACCATTGTAGGCACAGCGTTATCAAACTTACTACCACTAGTTTTCTAAGGAGTTAGACATGTTGTTAGAAGAAATTTTGGCCATAATTGCCGGACTGTCCGGGCTCGGTGCTTTTGTAACAATGTTTGTGAATGCACTGAAGCTGATCCCAGGCCTCATCAAAGATGGAATTGCCGACAAAATCGCATCTGGTATTGACTTGCTGGTATTCGTTGTTGTCGCTGTTTTATACTTTCAGCAAGTTGAGGTTAACTGGGGAGAAGTCGACTCGTGGATACAAATGTTCACTTATGTTTTAGGTCTCGTTGTGCAGATATTCACTACTAAAATTACGCACAACGTAGTTCGAGGAACTCCACTGGTCGGCACATCGTACTCTGGTCGGAACACTTAGATCACATTAGAATGACTTTCATTTAAATACAAAACTTTTAGAGTTTATTATATTTAAATGATTTGACCTGCCTACGTGTTCCATGTGTTCCGTAAGGGATAGAACGAATGCGGTGTATAGCGACGTAAGTAACTTCAATATCCATTGCTATATAATTTATATTACAATTAAATTGTTCCTCCTGTCCGTAAGGTAGAGAAAGCGCCCACGCTAATAACGTGGGCGTTTTCTGCAAAAAGTGTGTTCAAGGGGGATCCCA